GAAGAAGAGAATCCCTCACCCGACCCGCCCGCAAAGTCCACAAAAACGACCTCCTCCCACCCAAAGAATTGATTACCCTACTTCGCACCGGGAGCGAAGACGCGAATCGGCCCCATCTTAGGGTCGAACCGGTAGCAGGGAAGACCGAGCCGGGCAAGACGACTCATCAAAAACTTCTGCCCAGCTCGGAGCCCGGAAGTGGCGCGGGGCTTGACCTCCACACACATCATCTCCCCAGTCTCCTTCCAGCAGAAGAAGTCCGGCCAACCTCTCCGGGTCACACTCCAGCCAGCCCTCAAAAGCCGCTCGTAAGCAACCCTCTCAGCTCGGTTCCGCGGGACCCTACAATCACCACTTGCCATACCACACCGTTAGGTAGTACTATATACGATCGGCCGCCGGAGCAGATGGAAGCATCAGGTAAGCCGAATTGCACCCCAGAGGACTGGACCACCTCCCGCTTCCTCCTCATCCACAACCTCGAAAAAACCCTCCACCGAAAACAACGCCTCTCCCCTCAGTCCCGCTCCCTCTACCAAGCCTGGCTCCAAGACCAAAACCTCGAAAACCCATTCCCCCCAACCCACCAACCCCCACCCTTACCACCACCTCCACCTCCCCAAGCTCAAGCGCCAGAGGCTCAAAAACCACCTACACGCCTCCAGGTGATCGAAAAAGCAAAACCACAGGATTGCCCCTTCTGATCACCCGATCGCCTCACCACAACCCAACCACCCCGCCTCCCCAAGCCAATAGAAACCACCCAGAGATGTTCCATGTGGAACAATCTGCCCATCAGCGTACATTCCAGTTGAAACTACCAACTCAATTCGGAGTATGAATATGGGGATAAATATCTGAGAGAGAAAGACTTATAAAGGAGGCCCCTGTCCTGTCCGGCGCCATGCGGCCTGGGGGGTATATACCTAGGGGGGGGTGCCTGGTAGAGCCGTGTGTAGCAGGTGGAATGAGGTAAGTGCTTACGCTACAAGGTATAGCAACATAACATAATAGTTATTATTGGACGTTGCCTTGCTCAACCGAGGGCTCTGGCCCCTGAGGTCCGCGGGTATCCGTGGTGTTGGTCAAGTCTCCCCCATTCGCTTCCTTCTCTCCCGTGCTGTCCGGTTGTTCCGTCATCTCGACTGTTCGTTCGGTGGCCTTGACCTTGATGCGGGCGGAGCCGGCCTTGAGTTCCTTCAGAAGATCTCGGAGTCGGGTAGTGACTTGATCTCCGCCGTCGACGCCCAGCGGTTGGTGTCCGCGGGAGGAAAGGGCCAGCGTCCAGTCGCGGAACGGTTGGTAGAAGAGTTCGAGGTAGAGTCGGATGGCTGGAACTGATCCGCGTTGGGCTTGTTTCTGCAATGCCTCAAGGACGAGTGGGACGCGAAGCGCGAAGTAGGCATCGAGAGCGACGGCGAAGGAGGCGCGTGTTTCTGGAGAGAGGAGGGCGGAGGCCTGGGTGTTTCGAGGGGAAGGGATGGAGAGAGCGAGTTCCCAGCGGCGGAGTCGCTCATCTTCGGAGAGTCGGTGGCGCTTGTGATTGATGCCAGCGTTGGAGAGAGCGTCGGGCAGAATCTGCGTGGATTGCGGCATAGTGGGAAGGACTGTACAGGGCGGCATGGGATTCTCAAACTTCCCTCTTGTTCCCTTGTATGCCTTTCCGATATACTTCCTTGAGTTCTTTGACAACAAGGTTTCAGCGAGGACGGTGGATAAAACGGGATGCCCGCCACCCCATAGGATGCTGAAAGGGAAATACCGAGAGGGGAGGGAGAAAGAGATCTCCTTCCCGAAGGCCTCTCCCGTTGTGGGAGATCTGGTCTCAAGTCCAGAGAGAAAGGAAAGAAGCATGAACGCGGGAAGTGATTTCAAAAAGGCGAAGCGTCAGGCGCAAGCCAACGCGGATGCCAGTGGGCAGAGGAGATTCCTTCACCTGTACAACGGGGTTTGGTGGATCTCGAAAGAGGCGCCGAAGGATCAGGAGGCAACCATCGTCCTCCCGGCTGCCGCGAAAGAAAGAATCAGAGCGCTGAATGACAAGCTTTCTAGCTGGGCGTTTGGAAAGAGAAAGGAAAGGTGAACCGTGGGAGACAGAAGAGACGTTGTGTTCGAGTTTGGCGAAGGAAAAACAGTGGTGCTCTACAGCCACTGGCAGGGATCGACCTTGCAGGAGACCTTGGCGGAGGCGTTGAATTCCAACGCGGCAAGGAGCCGGTACGGGGACCCGAGCTATCTCTGCCGCATCCTGATCTCGCAAATCATCGGCGAGCAATGGGAAGGGGCCCTGAATTGGGGGATCAGCCCGGAGCCTTGCGGAGACGCGCAGCACGACCCCATTGTCGTCGACTTGGTGACAAGACAGGTGAGAATCGGGACGAAGTGCTGGAGTTTTCTAGCGTTCGTGGCCTGTGAACAACTTCAAAGTTGAAAGCCGAAACTCCCCGCAAGGGGAGTCGATGCCGATTGACCACGGCATCCTGAAGAGGCAGGTTCCTCGAAAGAAAAGGAAGTGTGCAATGTCTCACGAAGTTGAAACTGGGTTTTTTACCGGGACTCCCGCGTGGCATGGAGTCGGCAACGTCCTGAAGGACGCGCCCGACTCTCGCACCGCGATTGTCTCTGCTGGGCTGGACTGGAACGTGGAAGAAAGGCAGGTGTTCTGCTCGTCCTGGAAGGATCTCACGGCCAGCCTTCAGGGCAGCCCGGATCCGCTGATCCCGATTGAGAACCGCAAAGCATTGGTGCGAGCGAAAGACAACCGGGTGCTCGGAGTCGTCTCGACCGATTACAAGGTGCTCCAGAATCTGGAGGCGTTCGAGATCTTCGATCCGCTGATCCGGGACGGACAGCTTTCCTATGAGGCTGCAGGGTCCCTGTACCGCGGGGAAAAGATCTGGGTGCTCGCGAAGTTCAATGGCACCTTCGAAGTCGGCAAGGGGGACGCCGTGCAGTCCTACCTCCTGCTTGTCAACGGGCACGATGGAAAGACGGGCATCCTCAACTTGGTAACGCCGATCCGGGTTGTCTGCAGGAATACGCTGCAGCAAGCCTTGGCGCAAGGCGAGGAAAAGCTCCTCAAGATCGCCCACCGAGGAAACCTCCAGGCGAAAATCGAAGCGGCACAAGCCGTGCTCGGAGTCGCAAGAAAACAGTTCGAGGACCTCGGGACCGTGTTCCAGAAACTCCTCGCCACCCCGGTCGATGCGCCGAAGGCGAGGGAGTACGTCAATCGGTTGGTGCCTCTCTCCCTGGAGCCCGGAGACAGGGAAAGGGCGCGAGTCGTGAAAGAGCGCGGCGAGATTCACCGCCTTGCCCAGGAAGGCCGCGGTACTTCGCTCCCGGGAGTCCAGGGAAGTGTCTGGGGCCTCTACAACGCGGCCGTAGAGTTCGCGGACTTCGAGAAGTCCCCGGGCGTCAAGGATCGGACCTCCTTCCTGCTCGTCGGGGAAGGGCAGCGGTTCAAACGGCAAGCTTACAGCCAGGCCCTCGACCTGGCCGGAGTCGAGTAGCATCCACCTAAGGGCGGGGGCCGAAAGGCCCCCGCCCTTTTTGTTTCTTCAATCGAAAGAAGGTGAAAAGTGAAAGTGCCCATTTACCTCAAACCTTTGGTCTCGCTCAAGGGCGGGACCATTGAAGACGTACGTTGGATCGAAAACGGATACCAAACGCCGGACGTTTTCCTGCAGGTGCGCACCGTGAAAGGCGACGTTGTGCTCGTCTCTCCATGGGCCGACCCTGAAGGAAACGGATCCGGTTGGCTGCAGATCGAAAGAGTTCCGCAAGGAACAGAGGAGGTGACAACGTGACGAGCCATTGCGACGAACACGATGAGGTCTTGATCTGTCCCACCTGCGAGGATTACTCGCCGGTCTCTTTTTCCTGCACCAAGGAGCTGATTCAGGCAGCGAAAGAGGTCGTCAAGAGGCGGGAAAAAGGCGATCTTGCGGAAGCTGTCCGAAACCTCGACTCCGCCGTCAAGGAATTGGAGGACGACGAGGACTTCCGGGAGGTGTCCCCTTGAAACAGCCCCACCGCAACGCGGGATTCAAGACGCAGGAGGATTTTCGCAAGGCTGAGGATCTCTCCCTGCTGTTTTATATCGCCGCGTTGCTTGCTCTTCCCCTCGCCGGGTTTCTAATCGCGCAAGCGTTCGTCTGATCAGAGAGGCCCTGGATCCATCGGGTTCCAGGGCCTCTTTTCTTATGTACCTCGACTCCGTCCACCGTTGCGCCACCTGCCCCCCGTCCCAATCCCGCTGATAGAACTCGACAACCTTTTCGGACAGGGTGATGCGATTCTCTAGGGAAAGAATGGTCCTCTGCAGCCGGTCGAGTTCCGCTAGTGCGTCACGGAAAAGGAATTCGAAAGCCGACTCTACTGGGAAGTGCTCGGTTGCTGCTCGCTTTGCCACCGTGAAAGGTCCGCCGCCTTAATCGGTATCACCTTCACGGTCCATTTCTTACGCTGTCCCCGCCCCCCTCGCAAGGCCCAGGAGTGAATCTCTATCTCCCCGCCCGCCGACAGCCAGGCGCCGGTCCCTCCCTCGGTCAGCAAGGTTTTCAAGTGCGCGGCCGCGGTCGACGCGGCACAGGCCTGGACTCCCAGGATGCGGCCGGGCAGCAGGCAGACGAGGTCAAGGATGCCGAAGAGGTCGATGCGGATGTTGCGGTAGGGAATGAATCGCTCGACCGACCCAACTCGCCAGCCGAGCGATTCGAGGTGCTTTTTCGACCGGGCCGAAGCGCGGATCACGAGACCTTCGCGCCCTCCATCGCCTGACCGACCGACGGGGCGCCTGCCACCTGAGAGGACAAGGGAGCGTCGAGCCCGAAGATCTCCTTCACACTCGCTTCCCCTGCTTGGATCGCGTTGAAGATCCCGCCCGCCCGCAGCACATCGTCCTCGGTCCAAGCCTTCCCTTCGAGGTCGAGCACCCGGTCGAGGTCTTTGCGGGAGACCCCGAGCTTCAAAAACGCCGCAAGGCAGCTCCTCACCCGATCCTCCATCGGCTTCGCCGAGACCTTGCTCTTGCGCTTCACCACTTCCTTCGCTCGACCGACAAACCGCTCGATCCGATCCTCCGATATTCCATTACAAATTGCGTTTCGCAGCGCCTTGGAAGACGCGGCGTTCATCGCGTTCTGCCACTGCTCGATGGGCATCAGCACCCGCTGATCGCTGTCCTTGATCTTCCTCCATCGGCTGACGATCAGGTCCTTGCCAATGAAGAGGTTTCGCTCCGCGTCGTAGAAGATCCCGCCCACCTTGGCGGATTCCTCCCGCTCCTCGTGGATCGTCGAGAGCGCGATCGAGTTGCCCCACTCCTGCACCAAGGCAAGAGCGGCTTTGATCGAAGGGCCCTCGACGTTGACCTTGCCCTCGCGGCCGGCGTAGGGAATCGAGTACCAAGCCCTTTCCGCGAATTCTGGCGAACGGTCGAGCAACGCCATCGCCTTCTGGAACGCCGCCTCCTCATCTCGAGGCCGGTACTGAGCGACCTGAGCCATCGTCGCCATCACCTTCGTGATGCCGCCGAGCTCGAGACTCTGGGATTCGGGCTCACGTTTCTGGATCTGTTTCATGATTCCTCTCTTTCAGTTGGAAGGCTTTTCTCGCCCGAGCCCCCCATACGGGCATTGGTTCCAGTATCCACACCAGTTTCGCGAGCACCACCAGCTCCCATGCGGAGCCGGTCTGCGCTCGCCCTTCTCGATTCCTTCGACCGCCCGGTAGAGGCGGTTCAAGAAGACTTGGAGATCGCCGTCCGAGCGCGAGGCTTCCTGGGTGACGAGCTTCGGCTCTTGGGTCGCGACCAGATTGTCCAAAAATACACTAGCGGGCCTCCGGCCATAGATCGCCTTGTGAGCCACAGAATAGGCAGAGAGCTGGAGGGAATCTTCCGCGTCGTTTTGACCGGGCGACTTGCCGCTCGTTTTGAGATCTCGAACCCCGCGGTCCTCAATGCAATCGATGATGACCTTGAGCGGCCGCGAAATACCGGGGATCGAGATCACAGCAACTTGCTCCACAGCTTTTGGCTGCAGAGTGGGCAGAAGCTCTCGATGATCGAGCGCAGTGAGTCGGACGGCTTCGTCTTTCGTTCCATCGCGCACCCGTTGAAGACTTTCCCCATGCTCGACGAGCACGGCACCCTGGAAGGAGCTGTCGATCGAATCCGAGGCGATTTGCTGGAGCATGGCGAGAGGGGGGAGCTTGCCCACCCCGATCTTTTCCTTGAGGGCCCGCTCGTGCTGTTTGTGAACCGCGGTGCCGCGGACCATCGCGGCTTTTGGCGGGATCCGGATTCCCCTGTCGTAGGCGTACTCGTACTGGATGCCGCACTTTTCATACATCGAGAGCTGAGTGAAAGAAACGTGCTTGATCTCGCTCATGGCTGATTCGCCGCGGCAGCTTCCTTCTTGCGGTCTCGACGCAGCCCCTCGCGGCAGTAGCGCCGAATGAGGCTCGCCGCCGAGCACTCCTCGGTCGAGGCCCTCGAGCGCAGCGCCAAGCGCAGCTCGGGGCTCATGCGGATCATGATGAAGTTCTCCTTCTTCGACCGGTCCCCTTCCGTCACTTCGTATTTTGCCATGCTTTACCTCGTGTTGATCCCAGTATATCTATCGGCAATACGGTGTCAAAAGAAAAGGGCCAGGACATATCCCTGGCCCTTTCCGAAAGAAAGGAGAAGTGGCGCCTCCCCGATCAGGGAAGGAGTGCGTGAATCATATGGTCAAGGCGCCGGAGGCGCAACAGGCTCGGGCGCAAGAAGCTTCTCCCCAAATTCGAAGGGAGCGCCAACCAAGGCGAAGAGGTCCTGGATCAGCGCCTCGACGAGATGGGGTCCGGCGCCGATCACGACCTGCTTCAGCGGCGGCAGGACTTCTTGCTTGACCACCTGGTAGGTGACACAGGAGCTCAGCAGCGAAGCTGCCAACAGGATCACCCAGACCCTCGACTTCCTCATTGGGGCTTTTTCCCCATCGAAGCGAGACCCGAGAGGATCGAGCCGATCTTGTCAACGCCCGGCGAAAGCGCGTCGTGGCTCACCTTGGCTGCCACCGTGGCTCCGAGCAGATTGGGTGCAAGATCCGTGAGCGGAACGCCGGCAAGGCCGGGAACGCCCAAGAAAGAGCCGGCGATCCCGAGAAGCAACGGCCCCCAGAAGGCGAGGCCCTGCTCCTTGCCCGACACTTGACTCGGAATGACCTTCTTGAGGACCTCGATCCCGATCAGCGTCGTCAAGCCGGCGTTGGCGATCAGCTCGGGCCTCAGTCCAATCCCTGCAACTTCATAGATCATGGGAAACCTCCATCCGCAGATTGTAGGACGCCAAGGCCTTATGGCCTACTCCTCCTCTTCGGCCTCTTCCTTCTCGCGCATCTCCACTTGCTCTGCCTTGAGCTCGGCGAGCCGATCCCGATGCTTCTGAAGAAGCTGACCAGACGCCACCCGGCGGCTGCCAGATTGGAGCTTTCGAATGATCTTGGCCGCCTGCATCGAACCGGCTTTCCCATGCTCGGCCAATGAGTTAAGGCGATCGAGGCGTGGCGTCATCCTCTTCTTGAACTCCGCCCCGTAGTAGCGCAGCCATTCGTCCCTCAAGTCCTGGGGAATCTGCGCGAAAGGGACGTCCATCACCGGAGTCCGCGGGCCTCGCACGGGCTGGAACCGCTCCTTGAGCGGGAGGTTCAGGTCAATTCGGTTCAAAACGCGCCGGATGGGCCCAGGAACCTCGATCCGGAAGGGAAAGGTCACGCCGGCCTTGGGGATCTCAGGAAGGGCGCCAAATACCGTTTGCCGCGTTTCTGGAGCCTCTCCAGTCGTCTCTTCAACGGCTTCGGGGGCGAGGAAAGACAGGCCAGGGAGATTCCGCATGGGGCCACGGCGCATCTTGCTGTCCAGCAAGATCTTGAACATGGCGAGGAACTGGTTGCCAGGGATGAGCCCGGTCATCATGTCGTCGAGCCGCCGATCGAAGGTCCGGAAGTCGTTCTTCTCCTTCGCCCGGAGCCAATCCGTCAGCAGCGGGGTGATGATTCCCCCTGGCGCGTCGGTGTTGCCAAGACCCCAGGAGATCGTTCTCATGCCGGGGATTTCCACGCCGGCGAGGCCCTCCACGAACTTGTCGCCATCGCCCCTGAGCAAGGCAACAAGAGGTAGCGCGAGCGTCAAGGGGTACCAACCGTAGATCGGCTGGACGGATCCGTCATCCCAAACAATCGCCTGACGCTTGGGGTCCCAGCGGTCGTACCAGCTTCGGCCCTCGTCATCCTTCCAGGACGAGAGAAGAGCGAGCGCCCCCCAACCCGTCGCCGCTTTGCCGATCCACTCCCCGATCTCTTCCGCGGTGAGCTGGGAGCGGCCACCCTTCGTGGCGATCTTCTTCGCCATCCCTGGATCGATTCCCAGCATCTCCCCGAAGGCTCGGGTCGCCTGGAACCCGAACCGGATGAAAGGCTCGAGCGTCCAGGCAGTCACTTCGGAGCCTGCCATCATCTTCTCGAATCGGGAGAGCTCGCGGTTGAACTTCGCCTTGCGCCCCTCTTCGATTGCCATCGTTTTCGCGGGACCGGGAGGGTCATTCACGAAGTCCTCGACGAACTCCTTGTACTCGGTGCCGGTGAGCTTCTTCGCTTCCGCGGCCTTGTAGGCCTCCCGGTAGAGCACGGCGTGAGCTGCAAGCCGGCCGAAGAAGGTATCCGCCAGGCTTTTCACCTCGATCGAGGCGCCCGTCACCGTGTCGAGGATCTTGTCCGCGAGGTCTTCCCTCGTCGTCATGATCCCCCAGCCCATCTCCTTGCTGACCTCTCCACCCAAAGCCGTCTTCTCGAGGCCTTCCTCGATGTCGGGATGCAGAGGCTTCGGCTTCCAGCCGTTGCCAGGATAGTAGCGTTCCCACATCACCCGGAACGCGGCCCGGGTCATCGGGAAGCTCGGCGCTTCTCCAGCTCGAGCTTGCTTGAAGAGATGGACGAGATCGTGGCCGGCGATGCGGCCCACCGAGCCGGGACCCGCGACCAATCCATGGGTGAGATCCGAGCCGATGTCGAGCATGAAGGAAGTGAGGCGGATGTACTGGTAGCGGTTGAAGCGGCCGAAGTTCTTGACGAGGCGCTTGGAAATCGTGGCGACCTCTTCGCCGCTCAAACCGCGCCGCGAAAGGGTAGCGATGTCTTGGGCGATCTGCGTCAGGATCGGCAGGTTGGCGGCGAGCTCGGGAAGGTCTCGCATCTTGACGCCGGCTTCTTTCAGGATCGCCGCCGTGTCGTTCAAGATCGAAGTCGGCCGATTCCAGACGTGCAGAGTGCGCCCGGCCGCAAGACGAAGCGCACCCCACTCCAGCGCCTTCGCCCGCAGAGCTTTGTCGTAAATGCCGAGCGTCTTCTCGAGGATGTCTTTCTGGTCGGGAGATCCGGTGAAGCTCGAGAGCTCGTCGCGAAACCCCTTGATCCGATCGGCGAGAGTCACGAGACCCGACTGGACCGCCTCGACGTCCTCGATCGAAAACCGCAGCTTTCGAACCTCGCCCTCGGTCGTTGTCGCCCGTTCGAGCGCGGCGAACTTCTCCCGCTCCTCTTTCGGCAAGGTGCCAGTGCGCTCGATCTGCGCGGAGAGGGATTCCACGGTGCCCGCCATCTTTTCGATCTCGTCTTGTACTCCCGAGAAGCGGCCCGCGAGCTTGTACACGGGGAGCTGGATTGCGATCTGACGCTCGATCTCTTGGCGGTAGGGAGAGATGAACTTCGACCACTTGGGATCCTGTGTCTCGAGGTCCTCCCAGTACCGCTTGACGGAGCGGCCCTTCTCGAGAATCCACTTGGCCGCGAGAATGGACTCGTCCCGAATGATGCGGCCGGCCTCGAGATCCTCTTCGGTGATGCCCGATTCTTTCAGGCGCCGGGCAAGCTCTCTTGGGGGCCGGCCTCCGAACCCAAGGAACCCGGCTTCGGCGAGCCTCCCTCTGGAACGGGCTTCTTTGCGCCTCTTTGCTTCGAGGGCTTCGGCGTCGATCCACTCGGAGATGGTGCGGGCTCGCTCGGGGGTTGGGGGGATGGGCTCTGCTTCTGTGCGGACTGCTCCCTCAACTGGCTTTCCAGATTCCTCGGCAGCAATGGCGTCGAGGAGAGCCTCCCGGATCCGCTCCTTATGAGAACGAAAGGCGTCGAGTTGTTCTTGTAGAAATCCGCGTTCACGAAGGCGCGATAGGATGCCCTCTCCACGGGGGTCGGCTTCCCAGTTTTGTCTTGGGGTTCCATAGGTCTTGTTCCTTCCAAAGTCGAATTCTACTCCAAAACCCTCACCCTGTAAAGCATCCGCAAACGCTTTCTCAACGCGGCCACGGTCTCCGGCGAGCTCCCCGAGCTTGCCGAAGAGGAAGAACTCCATGCCCGGGACCCGCTTGCCCTCGATCGTGAAGTCGCCCGGCTGAAATCCTTCGGCAAAAGCGGGGTCAAACCTTTTGAGCTTTTCCCAGATTCGCCGGTACACCTCGGGTTTGGCGAGCTGGTTGCCCTGCGGCTGGTACACGATGAGCGAGGGCGTCTTCCCCTCCGAGAGGCGCCTGCCTCCGTACACCTCGTTCTGCTCGCCGTAATACTGCAGGAGGTCCGCGGAGTTCTGGACGCCGATCCGAGACATGATCCCGCGAAAGAAGCCGGCCGCGTTGAGGTCTCCCTCGTACCCGCCATACCCCCGGGTGAGGTCCCCCGGTTCGACCCGAGCGCCATCGACCGCGGCATCTACGATCGTCTGCCCCACGCGGTCCATGACGCGAAGCTGGCCCTCCGGGGAGAGTCTCTTGATCCGATCTCCGTAGAGCTTGTGAGCCTCGCTGTCCTTCGCCGGCGCCACCTCGAAAGCGATCCGGTATTCGGGCAGGAACTGCTTGGGGTGAACCGGTTCCTCGCCCACCACCCTCTGGACGTCGCTCCATCCCACCGCCATGGCGCGAGCTGCATTCCATTCGAGCCCACCAACCCGGCGCTCGTTCAGCAGCTTCGCCGCCTCGTTGGCGAAGCGGGATGTGTACTCGTACTGGCCGTCCGAGAGCCGATTCAGGGTGCCATCCGGCTTCTCGGCGACATCGATCCGAAGCCGGCGCAGCTCCTTCGCCCGCTCGGGGAAAGCCTTGGCGAGCTTGCGGATATACTTCGCGTCGATCAGGCCAGAGACCCGGGCCCACCATACGTCCCCAGGCGAGGGCTGGCCGGCTTCCGGCGCATTGCCGAAAAGAGAACGGCTCTCGATCCCAAGCCCTGCGTCCGCAAAGTCCCAGATCTTGCGGCCCTTGTGCTCGACCGGCTTCCCCTTCAGGATCTCGTAGAGCTTCTCCTCGGCGAGGCCGGGCTTCTTGTACAGCGGCGCCTCGTTCAGGATCTCCCAAGCCAGCACGGAATTGTCGACAGCGCCCACGGGATCGATGTTCTGGTTGGCGAAGAGCGCGGCAAGAAACCTCTTCTTGCCTTCGACCGGACCCCATCGACGCACGAAGGGCTCCAGCGCATCCTCGTACCAGAAGGCGTCATCTTCCGCCCGGTCCCGATTCTCCTCGAAGAGCCGCCGGACCCGCTCAACGTAATCTTCGACCTTGGGAAGGGTCTCGAAGGTCTTCCCCTCCTTCTCGAGATCCAGACGCTTGCGGTTCGCCGGACGATCTTCGACCTCGGGACTCGTGAGAGGAGTGCCGGCTCTTTTCTTCAGAGTCTTCAACCAGGCCTTGGCTTCGCTCGGGGGGATGAAGGGGTTCGTGCGGAACTCCTCGGAAGCCTTCTTCATCTCCTCGATCTCTTGGGCACTCGGAGGGATGGGATCGCGGCCTTGCTGCAGGAGCCCGGTCACTTCGTTCTCGAACTTGTCCCGGAACGGAGCGATGAATTCGTAGGATCGAGGGTCATCCACCCGCAATCGGCGCAGCCATTTCGAGACGGACTGGCCCGTATCCTTCATGGCTTTGGCGGCGAGAATCGCCTGGTCCTTGAAGTCCTCGATCACTTCCTCGGTAGGGATCGGCTTATCCTTGGGGAAGAGGGCGCCCCGCTCGAGGGCTGGACCAAGACGCTTGCGCCGCTCGGCTCGGCGCTGAGTCGCTTCGGCTGCGGCCGCATCGAGCCCGGAGACCTTCACGGTCTTTCGCCTCACAGCTTCGGCCGCACTCGTCGGCTTCTCGGCCGGTGTGACGCCGATCTCCTTCGCCGCAGCTTCGGTGACGGGCTTCACCTCCTCGACCGGCGCCGCCGGTGTGGGGCCCTCCGGAGCGTAGGGTTGCACTCTCTTCTCGGGAGGACCCGGAGGAACGGGCTTCTCTGGCGCAGCAGGGGGCGGCGGCGGCTCGGGCTCCGGCACCTGCGGCACGACCTCGGTAGGAGGCTCTGGCCGCGGCAGCTTCTCAGGCGTGATGGCTTCCTCTTCTACCGCCTGGCGCTGCAGCTCGAGCTCCTCGGCGGCTCGGCGTTGCGCGAACCGCGCTTCGATCTGAGCATCCGTGATCGGATTGCGTCCGACCGCTTCGAAGAAGAGCCCCTCCATGTCGTCGTAGGTCGGGTGAATACCGGTGCGCTCGAAAATGTCCCGACCCATCTGCTCCGCGTAATCCTTGGCCGCTTCTCCCTGCTCCCACTCGAGCTCGCTTTGGATCTCTCGCAGCTCCTTCTCTTCGGGCTCATTGCGCCGCTCGATCGCCGAGCGAAGCTTCTCGACGAGAGGAAGATCACCGATCCGCTCGGCGAGCTTCATCGATTCCTCTGGCGTGATCTGCCTCGAAGCGATGTCGATCATCCCGGCCAGACGCGGCGGGATGCGAGGTAGTGGCGTGGGGTCGAGCCAAGGGAAAGGCTCCGCCTCGAGCTCGGAAGATCGCGCCGCGACCATGGGCTCGAGCTCTTTGCCCATCTGTCCGCGGGCTTTCTCAACGGCCGCGGCATACAGCTCGCCGACCTTCTCGCCGCCAGGAAAGAGCTTGTGGAAAGGTCCACTGAGACCGCTCACAAGGATGAAGCCGCCGAGCTCGCCAAAGGTATCCGTCCAAGAGGAACTCACGATCTTCCCGGGGTCCACACGATCATTGGCGAGATCCTTGAGCATCCCGACCATCTGGCTGACGTCTTTGGGAGAAAGCGCCTGCTCGAGAGCTTCTGCCCCATACGCGCCAGCCTTCACGGCGCCGAAAGTCACGAGCGGTCCCTTCAGGAGTGATTCCCGGAAGGGATGGGCGAGCCTTGGCACGAGCTGGCCTTGATCGTTCAAGGCGAGCTTCATTTTGGGAGGCAAGTGGCGATAAGCGCCATGAGTTAATGCTTCGAAGATCGCCCAGTTTAGAGCACCACCGAGAAACTTTGTGCCGACTTGAACCTCTTGAGCTCCTGGCCCGCCGCGCTCGTTGATCTTTTGTTCGGCTGGGCTCGGTTCGAGAAGTTTTGCCAGCTCAGGGACGGCACCCGTAACGCCACCACCGAGAATTCGGCCGGCAGCCTCGGCTCCCTTCACTCCTTTTTCCGTCATTGCTGCCGCGCCTGCGAGCGCCTTGAAGCCGAGACCTACGCCCTTGATCAGCTTGCCGGGACCGAGGATGAATCCGTAAATTCCCCCGGCCGTTTCCAGCGGCGTCGTGAGCCACGCCTCCGGCTTCGACTGCGGATTGAGCAGGCTCTGATACCCGGCAGCGACTCCAACGGATGCCCATTCTTCAGCCTCCTCCGGTGTCATCCCCTCGGGCAGCTCCGCGCCGGCCATCGCGTCTTTGCCAATCCGCTTGACGTATTGCGGATCCATTCCACCGAGAAGGCCTCCGGTCAAGCCGCCGACGAGGGCTTCGCCGGTCTTGTGCACGATGCGGCCCATCGCATTAGATGGCGCCTGTGGAGCAACGACTTCGCTCTGGAAAGACTCCGGCAGAAATCCTTCCCACCACGGGAGCTGGTTCTGAACGACGAACTGGAAGCTCTTGTCGTAAATCGACTTTCCAGATCGAACGCGAGCGGCGTCCTCGAAGAGCTTCTCCTTGATGTCATCGTAATCGACCGATTGGATCGCGGCGTCCGTTGCCTGCTCCATCTCAGCCGTGATCCCCGGAGAAGGTTGGCCGATGTAGGTGTCGCGGATCTTGGTGAAAGCCGCCTGGTACTGGTTGTTGCGGTCGATCTCTTCGAGCTTGGCGAAGGTCTGCTTCAGCCGGTCTTCAGGCGAAAGGACTTCCTGCCCATTCATATCCCCCCGCCGATTTTCATCATGGGACCGTAGGGGCTTTCGACCTTCTGGCCCTGGGGATTGCGATACATCCAGCCTTCCTGGAAGGCCGGGCTGTTGAAGTAGGATTCCATCTGCCCGATCAGCTTCCTCGCAAGTTTCGCTTCACGAGAATCGGGAGGGAAGTAGGTCAGGATGTGCTCGATCGCGTTCATCTCATCGGGAGTAAACTCTTCGAGCTGACCTGCGCCGAACTTCTCGGTCGCCTGTCCGAAGAGGTCGATCGCCTGCCCTTCCTGCATCCCCTCGCCGTAGATTCCAGGCCCTTGAGCTTCCGGACCTCCGGCCCTCATCGAGGAGCTGCCAGGAGCATTCGTGTGGGTTGGACTCTGCGTTCTGCCTTGGATCATGCGAACGACGTCGTAAAAACCGCCCTTGGGAATGCCGAGCCCGCGGACTTTGTAAGCGAGCTGCTGCTGCTCTGGGCTGAGAGATTCGATGTCTCGCGTTTCCTGCAGCGTCTCCAGGATCCCGGTGAGATCCATCGGCGGCAGACCCATCTCGGTGCCCGGCTCGAATGGAGGTCTCGACACTCCGCCGACTCCGATCAGGCCTGGGCCAGCAGGCGCGATCGATCCAGGATACTGAGCTCCAATCTCCGGCAAAAGACCGCGAATCCCCTCGAGCGCCACCATCCTGCGGCGGATCCTCTCGATCTCCGCCGGCGTGGCGAGTCCTTTGGAGATCTTCGCGGTTTCCTCGGCCTCACGGTTGTGCCGCACAGATTCCAAGTGCTGGGCCCATTCCAATCCGATACCTGGGATTTCATCCGTGCCGATGATTCCCTGCTCGGCGGCTTCGCCGTAAGTGGGAGTCATGAGATCAGCGATGCCTTGGGGGACATACTGCCCAAGCATGCCGCTATCCATTTTCTCGTTCATCTTCCCGCGCCCAAAGCGCAGATCGAGCTCGCGAGCCTCGCGACCAGCTCTCTCCTTCTGGTCGTCGCGGGTCATCTGGCGGATATCCTTGTTGTGCTCGAGAAGTCCTCGGTGGTAATCGGCGGTCTGCTGGAGCTGCTCGCGGTTGATCGCGAGTGTCGAGAGCCTGTACTGGTTGAGGTTCTCGGCTTCCCTGGCGGACTGGGCGATCTTCTCGCTCTCCATTTGCATGCCGCGCATGCCTTGGAAGCCCCCAATGCCGCCCCCCACAAGGCCCGCAAGACCCTCATAAAAAGCGCCGCTCGGCATCAATCACCCCGGAGGAGGTCCTTGGTACCCGTAATACCTGCCGCCGTACCCGCCACCAGGCATGGAGGTGCTGACTGTAGGAGTGGAATATCCGTAGGGACTTGTCGGACCTTTGGCTCCAGACATGGCGCCGCCCGCCGCCATGGCGAGTCCGGCCGGCGGGAAGAGGGCAGCCAGTCCCATCCCTCCAAGTGTCCCGAGTGCTCCCATCGCGGCGCCGCGGCTCTTTCTCTTGCGCTCTCGATGAGCCTGACGAGCTGCCTCCTGCGCCTGGATCGACGTCATTCCAACGCGCTCACGAACACCCTGTCGATACCCGGCGAGATTCATGAGGCGGTCGAGCTCCGAGCTGATCAGTCCTTTGCGAGCCTCGAAGGTTCTGCCCGCCTGCTCGGAAGCGCCGAGCTGCGCCTGGCGCATGGCGTCGATCAAGCCGCCAGTTTGCCCTTCCTGAATTTCCCGCTCCGCCCGAGCTGCGGCGGGACTGCCGCTCATCCCGCCTCGAGCGAGAGAGGCCCTGAGATTCTCTCTAGAGGTTTGAGCGCCGCGGAAAACCGCCGGAGCCATACTTGCGAGGTGAAGGTAGGGATTGGCGGCGGCTGACATCTGATACATCTCGGGGCCCGCGGCAAGCGGAGCGTAGCTTCCACCGGCAGCGGCCGCGAGAGAAGGATCCGCGAGGCCCTGCTGAAGCATCCAACCGTAAGGACCGAGGTCGGGAACAGCGGCGACCATGATTTATTCACTCCCTAAGCATAGGGATTGAAGCCTGTTTGGTACGTCGGGGGCGGCTCGAACGGACTCGGTTGCTGTTGCTGGGCCGGTTGCTGTGGAGTGCTCGGATAGAGCTGACCGCCGAACCCCAGGACTCCTGCCATCTGTCCCTGCTGGTTCATTCCACCTCCCGGAGGCTGCCCGAAGGCGCCTGGAGAAGGGTATCCGTACATCGAACCCCAATCGGGAGCCTGAAATCCGGGGACTTCCGGCTCGGCCGGGCCCGGTGCCGCAGCTTCGGCGGGACCGGCAGCGCCACGCTTCTTGCGCTTGAAGACCTTCGCCGCTCCAACAAGAGCGCCCGTCGGGCTCGCCTTGGCGGCAAACTTCGCGACCTTTTTGACGCTTTTCCCGATCCTCTTGAGACGCTTTTTCCACTTGCCCATGGCTCACCCTCCGTACTGCTGAGGCGGCTGTTGGCCGAGCGGTTGGTTGCTGAAAGGGTTGAACATCCCGGGCTGCATCGCGACGTTGCCCATTTGGGGCCCTTGGCTGTAGGGATTGGGGGCCTGAGGGGGTTGGGGCACCAGGGTCGGCGGTCCTCCCATCATCCCGGGTGCTCCCTCCTCAGCTCCCGGCGCTTGCTGGCCGAACTGTCCAGCTCCTCTCATCATCCCCATCAGCCCGCCAAGCATCCCGGCGCCACCGCGACCGCGCCCTCTCTTGAGGAGGTTCCTAGCGAACCCTCCAATCGCCCGCTTGCGCTCAGGAGACGCCCCCTCCATGGCGCCTCTGGCTCTCTTGATGATTCGCCGTCCGGCACGACGCCTGCCGCCAGATCTTCGCCCTCTTCCAGGCTGAGGCGCAGCGTCCGCCGGTCCACCTTCCATCTCACCGTCAGGCATGGTCACCTCCCTAGAACAACAGGATCCTACCGTAGAGTTGTTTTATGGTCACGTTCTCCCATCCGCCCAGATCCCAGAGGTATGGAGTCGTCTGCAGATCGTAGTTGGTTTTGGTCATAATCGTCCGGTTGGGCCAGAACGACATCGCGATGTGCACGACGCCGGCATCCCACGCAAAGGTCTGAGGCGAGGAGACGGCGCTCCTCTCTTCGGTCTCGGCATTGAAGCCGGTGATGACTGGCGAGGGTTCATCCGCCGCCCCTGTCGCCGAAAAGAAGTGGGGATAATGCCACAGCGGGATTCCGATCCAAGTGTCCGATCCGAACTCGGTTCCATTCCCGCTTCCCCCGCTCGAGTCGCCCTGAATTTGCACTCGGCACATGATAGGGATGAAGCCGAATGGCACTCGCTTCAGCAGATGAGGAACCTGCTGGATGACGACTTCCGCCAGCGCCTCCCGGTTTTTGAAGATCAACGTCTCGCCGGGAGAGAGTCGGAACTCGATGTACTGCGTGTCCATCTCCCGAAGGATCGCGTTTCCCTGTGCGTCGGGGATCTCGTCTTTTTGAAGCACTTCGAGGAAGTTCGTGCGGACTCCGGCATCTTGGAGCTGGCGCAGTCGCAGGACGGTTCTGGCTGTCGAGTAGGTAGGAAGACCGATCCCCACCTTGTCCTCGAGCTTCTTCACTCGGGCGTTGAGATTCTGGAGATCGATCTGAATGGTGTTGATCTGGTTGTCGTGGGCGGTGAGGCGCGTGTTGATTCCCGCCAGCGCCGCCTGGTAATCCTTGATCTTTACGAATTCGGCAAGCGGGTCTGCCGGCGGAGCCGTGCCCGCAGCGACCGCGCCACCCGAGCTCAACGGCCCGCCGGTGAAAAAAGGCCCCCGACTGTGCGGCATGTCAGGCTCCGTGCCCCACGGTTTCTGGCTCCCATCGCAGCGCGGCGCTGTAAATTTCGGGGCTCACTTCGCTGTCGATCTCGTAGAGCTGGAATCGCAGAAGCTTGCCGCGGTTCTTCTTGTCGAGCACGACCTGCTCGGTGAATCCCTTGGTGAGGGAAGCCGACTTGCGAGCTGCCGTCGAACGGGTGAAGACATCCTCGATCGTTTGCCCGGAGCCAGCACTCGCCTTCCAGTAGATCTCGAGACTGCCGGTAATCGGGCGGAACACAAGATCGAGATATTCCCACTTCTTCGAGAGCGCGGGGTCATCCATGTCGAGCCAACCTGACGTCGCAAAGGCTTCGATCGCGCCAATCGTCCAGGTGTCGCCAGCGGCCGGAGTGAAAGAGAGCGCGTCTTCCAGCGTGATCGTCGTCGAAGTGTTCGAGAGAATGAGCTTGCGGTCGCTCTGGGTGATCTCTCCGGCCGCGTTTCTGCGGATGACGGTCAGGAAGACTCCGGAGTGTCCTTCCGCCAGCGTGTCGAGAGTGCCCAAGGTCACGATCGAGGTCGTCGTGCTGCCAGCCTGGACGGCTCCCGTGACAACCGGGCTGACGTCATTCGTCTGCTTGGGTTTCACCGAGCCATCGATCTGGCCCGTCTCGAGCTGGACGATGTATCCTTGATAGGTGCCGGCGAAGATCACCTTCTTGCCGTCGATGTCCTCACCCACGATGAGGGTCGAGAGCTGGGGGCCCTTGTAGATCGTCCACGGCTTCGCCTCCGCCGTGAGATTCTGGATCAGGATGAGGTCGTTCCGCACGGTTCCCCTGCGCCGGCCGGTGAACCAGATCTCGTTCGCACCGGGCCAAAAGATCGACGCGATGAGATTGGTGTCGGAAGATTCGAATCCCGGGAAATTGGTGAGATCCTCGGATCGACCGCGGTAGCTCGATTCGATCGGTTGAGCTATGTCGGAATTCTGGGATCCAGAGAAGGCGACGATCGAGCGGTAGGTTCGAAAGTAATCCGTCCCGTCCACGTTCACCATTGCGCCTCCGTCCAGAGCGCCCTGGTCGACCTGGACTTCCTGGATCGAGAAGTCGAGAAATTTTGCCGACGGAGAGGCGGCAAAAACTGTTTGGGGTTGATGGGCGTAGATCCGGCCGTAAGAAGCCGAGAGACCGGAGAGAGGCTCTCCATATCTGGAGTTCAGATTCTTGGTATCCAGCGGATCGAAGACCTCCTCGAAGTCCGGGTGGCTTGCTGCGAAGGAATTGGGAAACCCAGGAGTATTCGCCATGAAAGAGCGGTCACCAGAGATCAGCAGAAACTTCGCCTTCGGCGCCTCTCCGTTCGTGATGTCGAGCGCGGCCCCGGCTCCAACAGTCGCCGGATCGACGTTGATCTCGAATTCCCGAGTCTCTGGCGAAATTGAGGCGATCCGGAAGGTGAAAGATAAAAAAGGTTGCGAGAGGTAAATCCGGATCGTGTCCACCTGGGAGTCATCGCTCGGCACGAGGCTGATTTTCACAGCGGCCGCGGACCCGCCGGTCACAAAGCTCAACTGCGGGCTCGGACCCGACTCGATGCCCTTCCTGGAATTGAAATAGGTGTATCGAGTGATGAAGGTGGAGCTCGCCGCAAGCAAGCCGCCTGCCGCCTCGCTCACCTTTGTCGACGCGACCGCCGGCGCCTTGATCCCCATGCGCGTCACGGTGAACCCAAGATTTGCCGCGGCGAGCTGTCCTCCATGGTCGATTCGAACCGGAAAGTTGACGCCGTTTGTCGCGAAGAGACGGTCACGGCTCGCCGAGAACCGCCAGGGAGTCGTGATGCCGTTGGAGTCGAGATTCTTGGCGATCGGGATCCATGGCTCTGCGGTCAGCTCGCCGTGCGCCTTCACCGTCTCCGGTGAGGCGAGCCCCTTGGAATCCGTCACGATCACATCCTGAGCGTCGTCGAAATGGATTAGGACAACTGTGTTGGCATCGTCCGAGAAGGGACCATCTGGAACGTCGAAGGTCACGCCCGAGTAGCGAATCGACTTACTGATTCGCAGCTCGTCGATGTGCCCGAAGTACGCGGGACCCACAGCCCCGACGACCGGGTTGAAGCGATTAGGGTCGTGGCCGATGTAAAGGGCGTTCGTCGTCGTATCCGCAGTCCCGACCGTTCCCGTAACCGTTTGGGGTTGGCTCGCTCCGTTCCAATAGATTGCCGCTGTGACTCCATCCTGGGTCACGGTGAAGGCAACGTGCTGCCATTGGCGGGTCTTGACGGGCGCACCGGAAGTGCGAACGATCCGCGACTTGGTTCCGCCGTCACTATTCCATTGCATTACGAGGTCACCATTGATGACCCCCATGACGTATTCCATAAATCCAGCATCGCTGATCTTGGAGAGGACCGTGCGAAATCCTGGACCGACATCGAACGGGTACAGCCAGAACTCGAACGTCCTCGTCGCCCCGGTCGGAAAGTCGATTCCTTTGTTGGAGGCATGGGGAATTTTAACGGCATCAGTTAGGTATGGCCGCTGGTCTTCCGGCTTCTCGAACTTATTGAGCAGTAGCAGCGAAGCGCCGTTTGGATCTTTCGCCGCCGAGAAGGGCCGGAAGCGACTCCAGCGATCCGAGTTCCAGTAGAGAGAGTGCCCAGCTCCTGCGATGTGGAAGCGGTCCCCGTTTGATCGCTTCCAGAAAAACTCTCCCAGAACCGGCTGCTCCGTCGCAGTGGCGAAGCCCTCCTCAAAGCGCGGCAGGAGATCGAGCGGAGCCGCCATGCCAGCATTGGTGACGGCGAGATTGAAGCGCCCGTTGGGATTAAGAGCCGGGGCAATCGAGCGAGAGTCGAATTGGACTGCGGCGCCATATTGAATTTGTGGTACCTCCGAGCTGGCGGCGACACGAGCCAGGCGTGGAACCAGCGGAAAAGCGTCGAAATCGAGCGTGTTCACGGATCCGTCGATCAGAAGAAGCAGTTTTGTAAACGCGGCCTCCAAGCCGTTGTTCGCGTTGAGACCGGGATTGTAAGAGGTGCTGAGAGTCGTCACCGTGGAGGTGGTCGAGGCGATGTGGCGCACTGTCCCGTCCTTCAGGAAGACCATGAAGGAGAAGGCGTTGCCGTCGCCGTCGTTGTTGAACTGGCCCAAGAACGTCGTCGTGTCGAAAGTGGTATCGGCTCCAGGCCCGCCACGCACGATGCGAGTGTTCTTGTACCCGGTGAACTTCCCGTCGATGTGCTGGCCGCTGGGCTCTTCACGGTAGGAGAGCGTGGGGAGCTTGTGGGAAAAATTGGCTCCCACAGAGGCCGAACTAATGTCACGCCCCCAGAAACGCAGCTCGTCAAGATACCCGGCTGCCATGTTGCTTGTTGTCTTATTGGTCTGATCGAAGCCGCCCCCGATGCACCATGAATCTGACGCGAGCCCTGTCGCGGTGCTGGCAAGGACGACCGTGTGATCCGAAGCCCCGTCGATGTAGCAGGTCCCCAGAGTGTTCGTGCGGACGAGAGAGATCATGTACCGCTGGCCGGGATTGAGCGGGATCGTCGTGTTGGTTGCCGTGTAGGAACCATCCGCCGCTGCCGTGTACCATCGGATTTCCAGCACCCCGGTTTCCTTGATGGCGACGAGGGCCGTGTAGCGGAAGTCGAGAATTGTTTCCAGGGCCCCGACGCCATTGGCGTAACGAGTCGGCGTCCACCCGAGTTCGATGGTCCACTTCTGGTTGGTACCACCCTGGATGTTTTTGAGGAACTCCGACCAGAAGCCGCCGGTGACCGGAATCAGAATATTGGACCAACTGCCATCAAAATAATATCCTGACCGCTCAAGGCCGTAGTTCGTGAATCGCGGCACGAAGGGAACTGTGAACATTTTGTTCTGGTGCCCACTCTCATCCTCGATCTCGTACTTTCCGGCCTTGTTCATCGGGTAGTACGCGAAAAGTCCTGTCCGATCTGTCAGCAAAAGCTGACGGCGGATATTGGCGAGAATCAGAGCGGCGCTGCGAGCCAATGACCAGCAGCGAATCTCGCCCAGCCGTCCGAAGAGGCCATAGCTATAAGCGGACGACTGGTCATCGTGCCCAAATCCGGGCTGCCCCGTGATACTCAACGTCCTCTTGTCCGCCCCAGCTATCGCCGTGTCGCTCGCTTCCAGCACTCCATCGAAATAGAGAATCAAGGTATCTCCGGCAGTCGTCGTCATCGTGTGGACGAGGGAAATCATTACCGGGACGCCTAGCGGGACATCGCTGGCAGAAGTGAGGGTTGTCACGGTACCAGAGACGTTGCGATGCGCAACCACGAGCTTTCTGGGGCTTCCCGTTCCTATTCCCTGAATCTGCCAATTCAGCACCCCAGCGGAGGGGTTGCCGTTTTTGCTGGTGAAAAGATCCGAAACATTGGTCCCGGTCGGGTGCTTATCGAGGTGCAAGAGGATCTCGATGGTCCAGGTGTTTGAGAACATAGCGTTCAAGAAGCCGTTGGTGGGAGTGATGGTGAGGCCATTCCGCATGAGGGTAAGACCTTGGTTCTCCCCAAGCGGCCTCTCTTCCCGGCGGAACTGGAACATAGGGGCGCGAGCCTTCTTGCGCGTGATGTATCGATGTCCGGATCGTTTCTTGAGGGATTCCCCTTGGAATCCGAAATTCTGCATCTCCGTCCAGAAGGGAAGACGAACGAGGGCGGGTTTTGCCTTATCGGAGAGACCCCCGCCAAGACGGGGGATCGGAGTGAGCTGGGCTGCTGTGACTGCGGCCGGCATCAGTTGAATTCTTCGAGCGTCCCAGAAACCGCACCGGCGGCAGTGAGGGCCTTGACAGTAATCCCGTTGGGGAAATACGCCGCGAGATTATCTATCAGGCTCGGGATTGTATTGACCGGAATCGTGAGTTTGAGATTCCCAGCCACCAAAGCGCCGGAACCTTGATCGTAGATGTCAACTGGCCCAACCGCAGTCGCAATAAAAATGCCGGTCAACTTTGCCTTCTTCGTCGTGACCACAACTCCGTCCACCGGAGTGAAGGCGTCGGCCGTTCGGAATGTTTTGTACCCGAATCTGCTATCGTTAGGATGCATCAGAAGTAATCCTCCTCAATGTCGATCACTGGCCTCGGCTCTTGGTCCTGTCGGACCTTCATCGCGGAGGCGAGATCCTTGTACTGTTCCGCCAGCTCGCCGGCGATCACTTGGAGCATCGCCTGGTTGCCCCGGCGCTGGTACCCGATTTTCGCCATCTCGTAAGCGAGAATGTCGTGGTGGTTTTCGGGAAACTCCGGCACGAGCGAGTAGGTGCTCGTCACATCTGGCGGAGTTGTCCAGGCGACCGAGACTGTGGCGATCCGTGTGGAAGCCACATACGTCGTGATTCGCCGTTCCTGGCCCGAGCCAGTGCCTCCCGTGATCCGGATGATCGCGTCTTTGTAATAATCGTCCTGGGCGATCAGCGTCCCGATCGTGGGAGTCACCGGAAAGGTGATCGTGCTCGCGCCTCCGGCAGTAGCAGTCCCCGTGTGCAGCTCGGGCCAGCGGCGGACATAGAAGACCCGCCAAGTTCCGCCGGGGATCCCATTCTTGATTCCGAGCTTTTGGCCGAGGAAGAAGACCACCTCTCTCGAGCTCGGCAGGCCGGAAGGGACGTTGTAATAATAATCCTTCTCGTTCACCGTCACGATCGGGATCATCGGGTTGCCGTCGGTGCCACCGACCGTGCCTCCCTGCTTTTCGACCCGGATCACCGTCTCGAGCTCGGGAGGCAGCTCGTAGGTGAGCAAACCCAAGGTTTGGTCGATGAAATCCCCGGGGACGGCGACCTGGAAGAACCGAACCGCGAAGTCGCGGTTCATGACTTTCACCTTATTGAAGGCTCTCCAATAGGAAGTGCGGAACATGATGTAGCGTGTCGCGTTGTCGAATTGGTCGGCATCTGGATCCGCCATGATCTGGCCGAAGAGGGAAAAGATGTCGGTGAGGATCACGGGAGAGCCCCATTCCTATCCGCGAAGCGAATCCGGTCAGCGAGTTCGGTTGCGAGCTGCCAGGATTTACCCTGCCCGTCCTTCTCTCGTCTTCGGCGTCCTTCGCCCATTCGGTCCATGAAAGCCTCCGTCGCCGGCATGGAGGTGCGCCCGGCGATCTGGAGATTGTGAGTGTCGTTGATCTTGAGATGAACGATGTCGCTCTGGTCGGGGAAGCGGAATCCTCCGCCATGGAACTGGATCACGAAGACTTGCTCCCAGGCGCCCTGGTAGGTGCGCTGCTCGATCCGGAAGCGATGGATGACGTCGTCGAACCGCAGTCGGAGCTCGGGCGAGACCCGCTTAAGCTCCTTCCGAAATCGCTTCGCTGCCGCCCACATTCATTATCCAAGGCCCCTTGAGGACCGAGAGAAGATGTGGAGGAACTGCCCGCCGGTGAGCGTGTTGATGGTGCGGATCGTATGCTCGGAAGAGTTGTAAATGATCGCCGCCACCTGAGCTGCAGTGAGACGGGTCAACGCCCCAAAGGCCGTCTCCCTTGCCACAGAGAAGAAGTCGTTGATGTCGTCGAGCTCGAGCGGAACTCCGAAGGCACTCAAGGTGGCGTCGATGTCGAAGCCCATGTTGATGGGGGTATCGCCGACGAGCCACTCGGCGTTTTTCGAGACGAGAGTCACTTGGTCGATCTTCGCCCAGGCGATGTCTGGAACACAGTAAAACTCGCCGTCCGCCACAGACGCCGCTTGGCTGATCGAGATCCTGGCCTTCCTTGATCCACCGAGATGGTCGACGCCAAAGACGTCGATCTCGGCCGTCCTCGGATTTCCGCCCACTCCGGTCGTCACGTTGAAATTCAGATTGCGCGGGTAAATGAGATCCCGGTTTGTCACGAGTGTGAAGTTTGCCCCTGCCGCCGGAAGAGTGCTTCCGTTGATGTTGGCGATGATGCGCTGCTCGTCCGCGGCTTCGACGAAAATCTGGTGCCTCGAGGAGCGAAGCCCCGAGGCCCCGTTGATCTGGTCGATGAGAGCCCCGATCGACTGCTGGCCCGCGTTATACCCTGGTCCAGGCATGTTGGCCTCCTAGTTCTCGTCGAGGTCCCGAATGACGGAATGCCGGTTTCTCGCCGAGACGCCGAGCTCCGCGTACAGGAACAAGGTCGCCTGGTACGCATCCTTGTCGGTGAGCCGGCGAAGCACGGACCCGTCGACGTCGATCCAGGCGATGTCCGACATCCGGTAGATGGCGAGAGCGTTCTCGTCCACCATCCACATATGGCCTGGAGGGGCGTCCTTGTCGTAGATGACGGGAAGCCGGTTGAAATCCAGAGCCTCCCAGCCTCCGTCGAGCTCGTAGGTGTTGACGAACCGCTTCTGGGCCTGGAGAAGAGCGAGGTACTTTCGGAAGATCTCGTAGGTCGTGATGAGCAGGGTGATCCTGCCGTCGCCCTTCTTGTCGGCTTCGAACTGCGCGTTCTGCATGAGGTCGAGGTCGAGGTTCCTGACCACACCGCCGTTGGCGAAGACGTTCGCCTTCCACAGCGCCACGTTCGCCACGAGGATGTTCTGCAGTCCGTTGGTCGTCTTCCCGACCGGGTCGATGCTGTCGATGATGCCTCCGAGGCCCATCATCTCCTGGGCGAACCCGGTGTCGGTCACGACCGCTGTGGAGCCGGTGTTCTGGCTGCAGCGCACGAGCAGATCCCCAACCACGGTCGTGTAGTTGGATGCCACCCGCACGACGATCTGGCCGTTGGCGCCGGCCGATTCGTTCACCTGCTTGATTTCGCAGGTCGTTTGCAGAGCGCCGGCGGAGTTCAGGATCGCGACGAACATGCCTCGAGGGTTGGCGGTCGCGATGCCCAGGGGTCGACCCGTCAGGAACTTCGTTCCCTTGGCAAAGCTGTAGTTCGGGACGAACCCGAAGGGTTGCTTGACGTCGAGGGTGCCGTCGGCGCCGGTCACGAGCGCGGTCGCGCTGTTGACGATGCACAAACGTCCCGAGCCGTCCCCGAAGAGCTGACGGTTCAGGTCGCGCTTGAAATCCAGGACCGTGTTCTGGATCTCGGCGTGTAGGTTCCGTGTGAAGGCGCCGATGTCGTTGCGAGAGGCGGCGATCGACTGGCCCGTGATCAAGATCCTCGCGTAGTTGCGAACGATCTCGATGCGGGCAGTCGTGTACGCCTGGGCGGAAGGATCGACAAGCAGACCGCCGTCGGAGGTGGCGCCGATCGCGGCGGTGCCTCCGATCCTCAAGGGGAGCACAGCGTACTTACCGCTGATGTTCTCCTCGTTCTTGGCGAGCCGATGCAGAAGGATCGTCTTGTTGTTGATCTGGTCGCGGATCGGGCCCAGATACACTTCCTTCAGGATCGGGGTGATTGCGGCGACGTTGGCGCCACTTGCAGTGTCTGCTCCAGCCATGGGTCATCTCCTCATTGGTTCAACGAGAACTTCTGAAGGATCCGCTTCGCCGCATCCTGCAGCTTGGATCCCACTTTCACGCTGTCTTCCAGATCCTTTCCCGAATACTGCGGACCCTGGGGGACCGTGGTGGGGGAGAGCCCAGTTCCAACGCCTGTCTTGGCCTCCTGCTTTGCGGCAGCGTTCTGGATTTTCTGCTGCAAAGCGGCGACCGGAGTGCCACCGAACAGCGCCGCGGTATCGGCGGCGAGCTGCTGGGGAGTTCTGCGCTGCGAGGCCGGCAGGTTCTGCTGCTCGGAGAGCCGGCCCCATACGAGCCGCTTGCCGGCTTCGGAGAAGCGTGGATCCTTGAAGATCGGCTGCGCTGCCATGGCCGTTTCGATCTCGTTGTGGATTTTGAGCTGCGCCTGGTAAGCGTTGGCGCGGCGGGCGTTTTCTGCGGCCGCAGCCCGCTGTGCTTCGAGGTCGCGCCGCAGCGGCTCGACCTGAGCCTGGACGGCTTTCAGAGTCGCCTCGATCAGCTTCTTCTGCCCCTCATCGAGATTGGGATCCTTCAGGATCTCATCCATCGGATTGGGTGCGGGGGGCGCTCCCGCGAATCGGCCGTCGGGGCCGCGGCTCGCTTGAACGTAGTTATCCGGCAGGCGTCCTCGCTGCACGAGACTCTGGATGATCGAGAACACCTCGGGATTCGTGCGGGCGTGGTAATCGAGGACTTTCGCCACCTGCTGGAGCTGGGCGTCCTCCTCGATCTCTTCGGCCTTCTCGTCGAGATCGGCGGCTCTCTGGACGTACTCGGCGAGCTCTACGCCGCTCACCTCGAGATCTTCATCCTCCGAGAGGGGGATTCGGTAGGTCTCTTCCGGCTTCCAGGGATACGCCCACGCGGGAGCTGGTGCTGGCGGGGCTTCACCTTCCGCTGAAGGAACCGGCGCCGGGGGAGCTCCGGGTGTGGTCTCGGGAGCTGCCGGCGCCGGGGGAGAAGGAGGAACCGCCGCCAACGGAGGGGTCGCCTCCGTGATCACTTTGGAGAAAGCCTTCTCGGCATCCGCCTGGAGTGCGGAGGGGAGGCTGATGTCGGTGTTCTGCTTGAAATCGGGCACTTAATCCTCGCCCGAGTCGAAGCCGTCGGCTTTGCCGCTGCCCTGCTTGCCTCCGTACGCCGAGGATTCCCCACGGTTGTCGAGGCCTTGGGGAGTGGAGCGGGCTGGGTTCGCGGACCCGATCGGGTAGGTCGAGCCCTTGTCCATGCGGGAGCTGTCGTGCGGATTGGAATCCGAGCTGCCGCCTGCCGTTCCTTTGTGACTCCCTCCCATCTTCTTCTCTTCCATGTGCTTTCCTTCCTTCTCCCAGTGCATTCCCTGGTTGCTGCCGGGGAAGTAGGGAGGTTTCTTTGCTTCGTGCTTCATCGGCTCACCAAGAGCTTTCCGGGATTCTTGGCGAGAAACGCTTTCGCCTCGGAATCTCGCTGCTCTTGTTCCTCGATCGCCTCAATCGGCTGAATCCAATACGGTTTGGGCTTGGGCAGGGCCTGGACTTTCGACGCTTGCTCCCGGCCCGCCAGCTCCGTCAGCTTCTTTCCGAGATCCCGGGTCTCCAGCTCCATGCTGTAGGTGCACAGGAACGGGTCGTGCTCGTGGGTCACCAGGTTCTCGGCCATCGGGGGAATCCTGAGGTGGAATTTTCTTATCGTCAACCGGCCGTTGCAGAACCCTCTCGATCAGGTCGATCTGCTTGTCCAGGTCGACAATTTGCTTGGCGAGCTCCTCCGCCTGAACCATGGCCCGGCCTCGCGCCCGCAGCAGCTCGTAAGCGCGGATCTTGAGGTCGGCGAGAATGGTCTTTGGATCCATCACGATCTGCGTCACGGCAGCACCTCTTCGGTCTTGGCTGGAGAGAGCTGGATACTCAGCTCTGCCTTCGTCGAATCCCAGAAGACCGAAGCCACTTTTGCCTGGTCGATCGTCGGGAAAGCGTCGAGGATGTCCTTTGTCGTAAGCGTAATAGTGATCACTGTTTCGGTCTCTTTTTTGCCGCTCATGTGGTCTCCTTGGTGAGTTCTTTCTCAAGATCGGCCTTGAGAAGATCCCGCTGCAGCTCGAGGGTCTTGACCGTTTCGTTCCGCTGGCCGATCCAGCGGGTCATGGTCTCGATCTTTTGCTGGTACAGCTCGATCGAAGCCTTGATCGATCCGAGTTCGCGCTGCTTGTTCTCGATCTGGAGCTCGACAATTTCGATGTTGCGCTGCAACTGTTCTGCTTCGGTCATTTTGGTTTCTCCCTGAGAAGAATTTTGACGTCGTCGCGCACCTCGCGCAGCGACACGATGATCTGCCTGATGAACTCTTCTTGCGCCCGCTGGCCCGCTTTCAGCTCCGAGACCTCTCGGCCAATCGCCATCTGCGCTGACTCCATGTTGGCGAGTCTCTCGTTCGTCGCCGAGACCCACGCCGTCCCTCCGAGCGTCACGATGGTTGAGAGTCCGCCCATGATCCACCACGCGAGCTTCGAGAAGTAGCTGTGGTTGCGCCGCTCGTCCATCATGCGTTCCCCTGAAACAAAGTCACCACCTTCGTCGTATCATCAAACGCAACCGTCAGCGCCGAAAGCGGAATCCCCGTGAACGCCGCGATCTTCACCTGGATCACCGACCACGGAATAAAGTGCTTCTGGCTCGTCGTCACGCTCACCCAGGGGAAGGGGTTCGTCACGGTCTTCTGCTCGACGAGCCTGAGAGCATTGGCGTCTGCGGTAAGCTCGGTCACGTTCGCCGCGACGATGGAGGAGTATGGAGCACCGAGAGCCGCGAGCGCCCCGGCGAGTTGCACGACGTAGGTTTTTTGCTGGTTCGCCATGTCAGTTGAACATCATCGCGACGTAGGGGCCGCAATCGTCCATGCACCGCATCGTCCCGGCGTTGGTGATGATGATGGGATCGGTAATCATCGTGAACGGTGGCATCACCTTGTAGAGCCGCTTTCCCCCGTCCGCGTCGCTCCACCAGAACGCCTCCTGCTCGACACGAATGGGATCGTGGTTGGAGCGAATCACCGAGAGGCCACGAGCTACGTCGTTGCCGGAATCGCCACCAAACGCCGGAACAACCGTATTTCCAGGATCGCGCCGCTGGGCGTCGTGAAGATCAAAGGTCGTGCTGATCCCCCCGCTACTCCGTTGGAACCACAATTTCTGCCCGTCGAAGGTCGTGTCGCGGATCTTGAAACCGGCGGGGAGCACCCCTCCGAAGCTGTTGACGAGAATGTCGTCGATGGTGAGGGCGACTCGATTGCTGGTAGTGCGAATTCGCCATCCCCAGGTATTGCGCGTGGGTCCTTGGGCGATCTGCCCAAACGGGTAAAGAAACTGCTGGTTGTCCCAGGTGATCCCTTCGGCGGCCACCGCCCCGCCCCACGCGAAGGAGATGTCTTGGAAGATCGCCTGCGACTTCGCCCGGTCAATGCTGTAGAGCTTCACGTTGAGCCCGATGGTGACCCAGAAGAGATTCCCCCCAGACCATAGGATTCCCTTCCCGTCCGTCCCGGTATCGACGTCGAGCGGGAATTCTTCTCCCGTGTCAGAGCCGTCCGGAATCAGCACGATCTTGTTCGCCATCAGCTTGAACTGTCCAGTCCCAGGGTCCAGTCGGTAAAGATGAACGATTCGGTTGTCGTAAGGTTGTTGGCCGTGACCGTAATCTGCATCTGCGTCGTGCCGGGCGGGATGCGCCCGCTGTCCATCCATGATCTCGGCGGGTTGAAGTAATTGTCCGTGAATCGAGCGAAGCCCCAGATCCCGCCCTCGTAGCGGTGGTAAACGCCACCCGATTGTCTGAAATCGAGGAAGATGTCGAAGGTATGGTCGCCAGCGAGCGCGTCTGCGTCGCAGGTGAACCCGAGCGAGAACCATGTCTTACCGGTCACATCGAGATCGGAAACGGTCACGGTCGTCGTGCCGCCGGAGATGAAGGTGGCATTGAGCGTCGTCAGCGAGGCGGTGTTGGCCGATTTTTCGGGGCCGGTCTTGAGGTCGCCGTCTGGGTTGCCTTCGAGCCGGCCCCAATCGGTTCCGTCCCAGGCATATCCGCCTGTGGCGAGGAGGCCGGTCGAGAGGCTGTCTCCGGCCCCGACGGTGCGAAGACGGTCCCACGTCGCGCCGTTGAAGCCGTAGGTCATCCCCCCGACGATCAGTTCGTTCAGATCGTTGGATTTGGCATCGGCACCGACAGTCTCGATATCGACGGAATCGCCAGCTAGATCGGCGGGGATGTTAAAGACGCCGCCAAACCCGGCGACATTAAGAACGTCCACTCCTTGGGTGCCGTCTGGGGAATAGAGCACCATTCCGATGTGGCCCCTCAAGTCATGGAACGTATCCACGCGCTGGGCCGCGACGGCGAGAGACCCAGCTTCCGCTTGTGCGCGGCCTCCGATTTTGACTGGATTGCCGGCATCCGCGACTCCGTGCGCCACGTTACCGCCAACCGCGAGCAGTCCCGCGATCCCGGCTGTGATAACGGCCGAGCCTCCCACCTGCGCCAGGTTGAAAGGCTCGTTGTCGGGGAAGGTGGAGATCGTGAGTCCAATCGAGGCGCCGATATTGACGTCGAGCCGCCCGCCGACGAGTGCCGCGGGTAGCTGGGTCACTCCGGAAAGAGCCGTGACGGCAAGAGCGCCCGACCCGGAAGCATCCACCTTGTCGAGAGCGAAGAGGAGGTTTCGGATGTCGAGATCAACGGCGTCCACAGTCACCGGCTCGGCGATGGGGATGGCAGTCTGATTCGAGGCGATGGCGACCGGCAGCGAGCTCGCCATCGCCTGCTGGCCGAAAGGGAGCACGATGTCGCCGGAAGCCGACAGAAGCTTGACGGGCCAAGCGGCAGCCGAGGTCGACGTCGTGGGAGCCCCCTGGTCCACCTTCCCGATCGTCGCCGACCCCGCTGCCAGGAGGGCGTCCACCAGGAGGCGTCGGTTCGTAGGGTCCGCCGCCAGGAGGACCGATTTGGAGGTGCCGTCAGCCGCAGCCGAGACTGTTTTGTTCAGGGCGAGGAGAAGGGGATAGTGTCCTTCCTGGGTGAACCCGTATTCACTCGCCTTGATGATGAAGGATTCGACTGCCATCTAGGGCCGAAGCCTCCACATGTCGCAGACGTATTCTTTCTCGATGATCCCGCGGACGAGCTCGCAGCCGGATTCGCGCTTAGAGAATTCCTCGGCCCGGAAGTGGGAGCAGGTCAGGCAGATCCGGTCCTGGGACTGGAAAGTGTTGGCGTTGGGCCGGTGGTAGTTCGATTCCGATTTGGAGTGAGGCCGCATCGAGCTGATCTGTCGAGCGGCCTCACTGTGAAGATTTCCGTGAACGACCTCAACCTTGAGCAATTTTCTCGGCATAGATCTTCTGCCGCTCCACCCATTCGGGGTCGTTGGGGGAGCCGAGCACCGAGAGCCGGCGCTGTTTCTCCTTCGATGGGATCACGGCGCCGTACTTGTCCTTCTCCCAAAACTCCGGGCTCTTCTGGGTTCCTCGGATCTTGTACCCGTAAGCGGAGATGGGTTTCCCCATCCCGCGGCACCATCGGTCCACTTCGTACACATGGTCGCCTTCGATCCCCCCGTCGTGGGCGAGCCCCAAGCGCATCCCGCACTGGGAGCAGATGGGCATGTGGCGGTGTTTGGAGCGGTACCCATCCTTCTTGATGTCGCACTCGAGCTCCTCGATCGGGATCCCGCACTTGGGGGGCTGCTCGCCCGGGAAGATGAGAGCGGGCATCGTGCAGTAGGGGCAAAGCCACATCCAGTTGCCCGTCTCCTCGGGATCCTTGGGGGTGGTCTCGGGCTTGATTCTTTCGTTCTTGGGTTCCTTGGCTTCCTGGGTCATGTCGCCATTCCTTTCACGTTCTGGAGCGAACCTCGGGAGGGTGAGGCTGGAGCTCCTTTGGGACCGGGGCCTCCCTTCGCTGCTTCTTGCTGCTCCATCATCGCTTGCTGGCGCTGCGCCTGGCGCTCTTCGTGCTTGGCGCAGTGGGCGTCGAATCCCATGCGAACGAGCGGGTGGAGGTTGACATAGATGTCCGATTTTCGGATCAGGTTGTGCTCGTAGATGTGGATCTCGTCGTTGTCGAAGACGTTCACCGGCGGAAAAGCTGGCTGCACCCGATCCGTCATCTGATCGTTCTCGCGCCGGGCGACGTATCGATCCGCCTCCATCTCCCGGAACCACTCCTCTCCTTCCGAGAAGCGGGTCATGCGGATGATCGCCTGCTGGTGGGCGGGATTCTGAGGATTCAAGATCCCCGATTCTGTCCAGCGGATCGCGAGCTCGTTGAGCTCGGCCTTGCCCACGGGAACCTGTGAGCCTTTTGGGACACGCACGTCGTAGTTGTCGCGCAAGTCAGCGCCGATGAACTTCCGCACCTGGATCGCCCGATCGGCGCCGAAGATCTTGACGAGCATGGGTTCGGTCGTGTACCGGCCGCGCAGCATGAGATCCATCGATCCGATCCGGCCCCAGGAGAGCTCGCGCTGGCGGATGAGGGGATGATTCATGAGCATCGCCCGCTCCTGCAGCGCCTGCACTCCCACACCCGAGCGAACGGAACCGGGCGCTTCACCCTGCACGGCTTCGGGCTGCGCCGTCAGCATCTGCATGTCGTTATCCGTGCGCTGCAGGAGCTCCATGTATTCGGGCGCCGGCCCCACGGGCTGCACTTGCTGAGGGAGGATGCCGTTGGCATTCATCGCGTCGAATTCGAGCACCTCGATCCCGGAGGTGAGGTTTCGGTTGCCCAGATTCAGGTCGCGGGGGGCGATCCATTTCTTCGACCCCATCATCCGGAACCCCTCCGCGATCTTCGAGCGGACGTAGTTGTAGAGCCGCTGGTTGCTGATCAGGTGCTCGACGAGCGAGGTTCCCCAGAACCTCCCCGGGACGCGAGAGTGGAAGAAAGGCTCGTAGGGGAATCCGTGGCGGTTGAGCTTTCCGTATCCGATCTTGAAATAGGGGTTCTCCTCGTTCAGCACGACTTTATTGCCGGCGACGACGATCATGCGGCCGTTCTTGAATTTCGCCTTTCCGTCTTCGTAGGGAGCTCGGAAGAGGACCCGCTCCTCGACCGCGTCCTCCGGTTCGCGCAACTGGATGGAGCCCGCGATCCCGAAGACGCCGTTCATGTTGAGCAGGCGGCGCTCGAAATAATTGAGATGCGCCTCTCGCTGTCCGGGCCGGATCTGGTCGGCCTTCTCTTTGCCGTAGCGTTGGTAGAAGTAGGACATCGGCTTGTCCGTCACTTCCATGCACCAGCGCATCTCGCGCCAGTTTGCCGCCCAGGGGTCGACGTACATCCGGAAGGGGTTCACCATCTCGAGCACAGGCGAGCCCTGCCTCACCTCGACGTAGGATTCGAGCTCCTCCATCTGCGCCTTGAGGCCTGGGATCGCTTTGGCGTCGTCTTCCGGTATCGGGAGCTTCGTCTGGGGATGGATCCAGATCCGCTCGGCGGGTCCGGCTTCGGGGTCGAAAGTGAGCTTCAGGAAGGTCGTGCCGGCGCAAGCGGCCCAGTATTCGGCCTCGAGACGAATCTCATCGAGGTCGAGCTCGTGCTCGTCGTGCTCGAGGATCGTATCTCCCACCCGAGCTGCGGAGATGTCATCCTTGTCCGAAGAGTTCGGAGCGACCCGCCAGTTGAGCTTCGTCTGGGTCATGATGGCGATGTGCCGCAGCACGAGCGGGAGGATCTTGTTCGTGATGATCCTCATGCGGTAGGAAGGAGTGCGAGGCTCCCGAAGCGACCCGGCCCAATCGGTCCAGGTGAGGTTCTGATACCCCATGAGGAAGGCGATGTTGATGAACCACTGCTTCTCGAAGCTGTACTTCAGGATCTCCCTGGCATCCTGGCTGAAATACTCGTCCGACATCGCGAGCGCCTCGCGATCGTCTTTGAAGCGGTTTGTCAGGATCTCGGGGCCCCGATCGTACTGGGGCATGATCGAGAGCTTGGTGACGTCCAGAGGCATCAGCCGACCTCGATGTCCTGGGCGCCGATCGGGGGAGCGGGCCCTACATCTATCTTACGCATCTTCTCTTGGACGATGTCGATTGCGCTGTGCAACGGCAGGCCCTGCTCCTGGTGCAGCTTCATGACGGCGGCGGCCGCTTCGTCGAGCTCCTCATCCTGGAGCCTCGAAACGGGAACAACGTTCCCGTTTCCTCTTTCCAGGCTGGCCATCTTGTCGAGCGCGATTCGGTTGGAGGAGTATTCTCCGGCGGTGCGGGAGACGGATTTCAGGAAGGCGGCGTCGGTCTGCCTCTCATAAATTCGACGCATCTCTCCCATGCAAGAGCGCACAAAAGCCAGAGCGTAAAGGAGAGCAACGACCGTGAGAGCAACCAGCACGGCCAGCCCGACAAGGACTCCAGTTTCCACTTAGAACTCCTCGGCGAAATCGGGATCCTTCTCGTCAAAATCTTCGTCGTTGAGATCCAGCCCGCCGGCGGAATTCTGTCGTTCCTTGGTTTTGTCGTCAATGAAGGCCTGATGCCACTCCCAGTGTTCTCGGTCGGGATGACCCTGGTAGCGCACCGCGGCTGGAATTTGCTCGGGCCGAAAGTGCTTCCGGCGGCCCTCGAGCGCGAGCATGGAAGCGAAGACGAGGTCGTCCTTGCAGCCGCTGGGCGCTTCGGCCTTGCCGAACTTGTTGTAGCGGAAGGCTCGCATCTCCTCCAAGGTGCGCCCGTCCTTGATCCACATCCCCCCCTCGTCTCCCATCGCGTCCTGGAAGAGCCGGATCAGGATGTCGCGGGAAAGGGAAGTGGTTTTGAAGCCCTTGTGATTCGTCCAGGTCTTGTTGGTCCGATCGAAGACCGAGCGCGTGTAGAGGTGGCGGTAGCGGTAGTTTTCCATGGCCTGGATCACGGCGAGCCCGGGGCCGTTGGCCTCGATGACCGCGAGCGCCTTGTAAGCGATCGCCAGCACCAGGACCTTGCGGGCGAAGACGGCGGGCGGCTCGAGGCTCGCATACGCCCCCGCCTGATTCAGGCTGCGGCAGTTCAGGATCGAGATCGCCGAGAAGTCCGGCAGTTGCTTGACGAGGATTGAGGCGAGATCGTGGCCGGCGTCCCGGATCTTGCCTTCGGCGACGTCCACTCCCATGGCGTAGGACTCCCCAGGGGAGGGGAACTCGTAGATCTCGAGCCGGCCCCTAGGGTTTTGGCGGGCTCCCGCCCCCTTGGGGAGCCACGATAGGGACGAGGATGGCGACGAGCTGTTTTCCATCGCGCTTGAGCTTATCGACTTCCGAGGGAAAGGTCTGCAGGAGTTCGATCAGGGCATCGAGCCGAACGCTGTATTTCTTGTTCTCGAGCTTCGCTTTGTCTTTCGCTCCTCCCGCCAGTTTGCTCTCGTAATACTCCGTCGAGATACGGGCGTAGGAGGAGAGCTTCAGGTCTTCGGCGTCCGGGTCATTCGCGCCCACAGGCTCCGCCACCAGGATCTTGCGGTCTGGAGCCGCCCGAAAGGCGAGAGAAACTTCCGCTTCGTAATAGCGGTCCTTCGGCTCGAAGGGGGCGAAGTGGACGTAGGTGAAGAGATCCTCCGGATTGATCCCAAGCGCCCGATAGGACGCCCCGAGCGCGATGCGGCCGTGGACGATGTCGTCGACAAGAGCCTGGGGGACCGTCGGAGGGACTTGCGGATTCTCTTCACGCATCCAGCAAGCCCTCTCGAAGCCAGCGCAGCTCGACGACGAGGTTGAGCATGATGACGTCCGCCCACTTGATCTGGCCCGTTTCGATGAGCGGTTGGAGCGCCGGCTCGAGGTGCTCGATCAGGAGGCTTTTGGCGAGCTCGAATTGACGCTGTTCGGCAGCCGCCTCTTCGATCTCTTTCGCTAAATTAGGACTTGCCACCACCGCACCATTTCTGATTCATCGCTCCCCCGATCCAGGGGAAGCTCGGGTTGGCCGAGGGCCCGGCTCCAGAATCGCTCACATGGTCGACGGGCAGCGAGTGCTCGCTTGGCTCGTCGCCTGGGTTGCTGTGGTGGCCCTTGACGGGGGCGCGGGGGATACTGGCCCCCGCCTCGCGGGCTTTGTTGAGCGAGGCGGCGACCGCTTGCTTCTGCGGATGGCCGGATTCCTTCATCTCACGGATGTTCGAGCTCACCGTCTCCTGGCTCTTGCCGGCTTTGAGTGGCATGAAGCACCTCCTGCAGGTTTACCTCGAGCTCGCCCTTCCACAGAGGTTCGGGCTTTCGCGCCAACATACTCTCGATCGCGCCAGTGGGGAATACGCACCTGCCGGACACGAGGAACGCTTCTTCCGGGGTCGTGGGGAATTCCTGGTGGAACACTTCCGTCACACCGTCGGCCTTGTTGGCGATGTACCAGCGGCGCCAGGCGATGTGGGGGTCGTCGACCCGGTACTTCTCCCGCAGGACCGTTTCCTCTTCATCCAGGGGCCCTTCCCGGATGTCGCGCAGGTAGGTCGAGCCCTCCGGCTCCTGGTACTCCTCCGACCAGTACCATGGCAGGAAGACCGGGACGAGGTCGGTTTCGCCCGATTCGGCCTGTTTCCACTTCTCGTAGAAGTAATCGCCGTATCCGTTGGCGGTCGACTCGAAGACCATCCAGTTCCCGGGCGTGTCGACGAGTGCCGGGGCGAGCGAAGTCATCGTGGCGGACGCATTGGGAAAGTAAGCGACTTCCGAGAGGTGCACATGCTGGATCGTTCGAGAGCGGCCGGCGGCGAAGTTGCGGGCGGTTTCCACCCAGTAGCGCGACCCCAGCGGGTCCTCGAAGATCAGCTCCTCTTTTGTCGAATACTTCGTCTTCGGCTGGAAGATGAGCGAGAGGAACATCCTTTTCGCGAGCCCGAAGATGTAGCGGCTGTTTTTGTCCTGGTCCGCGATCACGAGGCAGTTGGAGTTTTCCTGCCGCAGGGCCTTCATGAGCAAAAAGGCCTGCAGGAAGATCGAGCAGCCCATCTGCCGGCCCTTCAAGACGCAGAGCATGATCCGGCGTCCTTCCGACTCGAGCCTCTGGATCACTCGCAGGAGCTCGAGCTGGGCCTGGTTGAACTTGAAGGGGACGAGCCGGCTTCGCTTGTCGACGATCTTGAAGAGCTTCTGGATGAAGTCTCCGTCGTCTGGGATCAGCTCCAGGAGGGCTCCGATCGCGTGGTAAGCTTTTTTCTCTTCCGGCAGTCTCGAGAGGCCTCGGAAGAAATCCTCCGGCAGATCTAGGAGCGGCTCAGCCACGCCCGGACGTTTTCCTCGTAGAGGCTGACGTACACGATCCCCTCGAGCTCGAAGCGCATTCCGCTGCTGCGGTCGAAGACGACCGTGTCCCCGGGCGCTGGGCCACCCTGGATGGCGGAAGTGATGACGACGGCGAAAACGGGAATCGCCTCGTACTGGACCGGTTTCTTTCCTTGGGCTGGGATCACGATGCCGCCATCGCTCTTGCCTTCGACTTCGCCCATGTCCTCGAGATCTGGCTCGACGATCAGTTGACCCGGGAGACTGCGGAGAAGATTTTTTTCGGACACTACGGCTTCCATGGGAGTGCTTTATAAAAGAACAAGGGCCAGTTTTGCAACTGGCCCTTGTGGATCCATCTCGGCCAAGAGTAGGATCCCCCTTGTGAACAGGTCGGAACATACCGTAAAGCACAAAGCCAACGCGGTCAACCCTCCTCTCACCCTTCATCCACACCTCGTTCGGGTAAAACTGAGGTTTCGAGGCCTCGCGTAAGCGCCCTCCCCGGTCGAGGGGTAGGGCGGGACCGACCGGGAGAACAAAAATGGACCTGTCGGGCGTTGCGCCCTCTCTTCCTCCTTCGGGGGGTAGGGGGGGCGTTGGTCAGGAGCAGAGGTGAGCCGTGAAGACTGAGTACCGAATCCGCAAGACGATCCTGCTCGGTCGATTGCGCGGGAAGAGGAGGCTCAAGGGAAAGCCAGCTCGAATTCGAATCCGGTGATTGACTCTCCAGGTGAATCTTTGTATGTTTTGCTCTTAACATGAACCTCCAGCTCTGGATTCGGGAGCAGTGGCAGCGGGTTTTTGGGGCTCCTCATGTGGAATTCGTTCAGAAGATCTCCCCTCGGA